GAACTTGAAGTCCAACTCGAACTCGAACTCAAACTCGAACTCAAACTCGAACTCAAACTCGAACTCGAACTCGAATAAAAAAATACTAAACAATTTATACAAAAACTTCGAAAAATTCGGATTAAAGAATAAACGTAATAAATAAGTAATGGAATATAAACCACGCGATTTATTACTAAATTATGTTAAAAAAAATAAAGTAGATATAGATAAACATAAATGGAATAATTATATTATAGATAGTGTTATAAATGGAATATATTATACTATTATAGATTATATACACGTATCTCGAAAAACGAGTGAAAAATTAATGTCATATTTAGAAATAGATTTTTACTTAACGGATGAATTTATAGAAACAGATTACCCAGAACTTTATATACAAGCTAATAGAAAATTTCATGAAAATGGTCTAATATTACATATTTTTGACAATTTCCATAAAATTGATTCTCCTCCTCACAGACGTATGATGTTTTATTTTATGAACATTTTATATTTCGATTTATAAGCTTTTCAGGTTCCGAAATCTGTTTTAAATGTTTCGCATGATATGAAAAATCATACCCGAGAAAATGATTTTTTATTTGATCCGAAACTGAAAAAGCGTCCAATTTTCTAGAAACTTGAGAACACACGGATTTTACCTCAAGTTCTAGTAATTTATCCTCTTTCATGACAAAGTATTTTAACGATCCGTCCATTATGCCATTTTTTTTCATTTTTTCATACATTTTATCAGATTCACCATTAGACACGTAAAAATATTTAGGAGAATACCCTAGTATAGTTATACGTTCATGTGAATGCGTATCACCAAAAAGGAATATTAATATACAAAATATTAATACCCAAACTAACATATATTATTATCCAACATATTAAAAACGTCCTTAAGTTTGTGACAAATATTAAATAATGTATCGATATCATCGACTTTAGAAGGATCTTTAATTTCAAATTCAAACTGAAAAATAGTCGAATCTTCAGAATCTTTATCTTGATTTAAACCCGCGCATAATGTTATATCTATAGATAAATTTTTCCTGATATATGAGCGACGCTCCTTCACGATTTTTCTATGCCATCCGTTATCATCGTCTTCAGTCTCTTCCACAGGCGTTTCTCTGGAAACACTAAAACGAATATCAAAAGGTGAATTCTGTACTTTTTTAAAATCAATGTTTTCGAGTCGTTCCTTTTTTATAAGAGTTTCTTCTAGAGATGTTGTATCTACAGTTAATCGCAAATCACTATCATCTCTAGAATATACTTCATAGTTAATATGTTCTATTCTTTCCCATCCTCCATATTCACCGAACCCTTTAAGAGCTTTAATGTACGTCTTCTCACCAACATTCGTATCGAAAAACGTTCCATTAAATCTACCTAATCGAAACTCCATTTCGATATTTTTTTCATTTCGGTATTTATCCAATACAGGTTTTATAGTATCACATAACTTATGTACATCCATTTTTACTTTACTTTTTATAAACGCGTCTTCTTCTTAAGCCTTTTTTATCATCTTTTTTTAGATGCATGGGTTTACAAATATAGGAAATACATGCTATTTTAATTCTGCCATACAAATGTTACTACATATACACGATATATCATCGCATATATTAGATAATAAATATACAGGTGATTGCAATTTTACAAAAGTGTATGAAAACCTTGTTCATATATATTTTAAAACTAAAGAAACTAAAATTTTTACATTAGAACCTGTATTACAGGAGTTCATAAAAATATTTCCAAGGTTTAGAATCGGCGAACCTCACGATGCACAAGACGCAGTTTTTTGTATAATAGATATATTAGAACGTTCATACCCGTATATAAAAGAAATAGTATATGGAGAAACAAAACAAATAACAATATCACCAGTTGGTAAAAATATAATAAAAACACCTTTTTGTATACACATATTAAACATGAAAAGGGATGTTAAAAATGTAAATACGATGATAAAAGAAAGTCATAAGTGGAATGTAATAGAAGATTATGTAGACAATAATGGAAAAAAACATCACGTTGCGACTACAAGAATTATATTTTCAAAATACCCAAAAATATTTTTCGTATCTTTTGACAAAAAAAGTTTTGTAAATATCGAAGAAGAATTAAAAATCGAAAATAATGTGTACAGTTTAAGTTCTACAGTAATTCATAAAGGTATTCAATATGGTGGTCATTACATATCTACAACAAAATTAGGTGATGATTGGTTAATACAAGATGATGATACTTTAGGTAAATTACACAGTTTTCCTAAAGAAGATAATCATTTCATTCTGGTATACAATCTAAAAACTCCTTCATCTGAATGTCCTCTTTAATATTAACGAGTGTTCTATAAAACGTTCTTCTACCATTTGGAAACGTCTTATCACTTCTTTTCTTAAGTGGTTTCCACCAAATAGGACCGTTTTCCCAAGTTACGTACATACATTCTACAATATCACCTTCACGTAACCACTTATACTCATGCATTCTATCAGCGGGTATAGAAGACTCAAAAATGTGTTTTCCCCTATCTTGAATATACAATCTCCATACATGTTGTCCAGGTACACACCCGGGTGTTTCAACTGTAGGTCCCTTCTTTACAAGGAAATCAATTGTATTTTTATTTCTGGGTTTCCATTTAAACATCGTTTCGTGTGTACCTATACGAATAGGCTCATTTATAGGTGTAAATATAAGACCATCGATTTCTTGTTTTACTTGAGGAAGATACTTATCCATAAATTCTTTAAAATCTTTATGTAAATGAAACGTTTTTACTTTTAACGAAATGGGATCCGTGCTCATTACCATTGTTTTTTTAACCGTTTTTTTACAATGTTCTAAACGATCTAAAAAGTTTTGATTACCAACAACTTCACCACATGTCATCAAACAATCATAAACAAAAAACGTGTTTTTATATAATTCACCTTCAAGTATCGTACCTTTAAAAATTGCTAAACGAAAATTTAAGGGAACAGTAAACATCTCCAGTGCCCTATTTATAAAAATACAATGTCTCTTATTTTCATATTGTAAAGCAATCATCATATATCTAGTACCATCCGTCTTTTCACAAACAACGTAATTATTTTTTTCCAAAACATTAAAGTGTTCTCTTTCTATGGAAATAGGTTGACACCCCGGAAAAATACCTTTACCTTTGGTACCCCAAGATTCTTCCATAAATTTAATCGTATATTTGTAAAGAGGATCATCCTTCTTTACAAACACGCGGTTCATTCTGTTTTATATATTTAAATTTATCTTTAATTATGTTTAACACCCGCGGCGTTTAAAATGTTACTTATACATTCATGGTTATATGTCATGATTAACTTAGCTTTTGGATACGCATAAATTTTAACACCCAATTCCATAAACTTTGTAAACATGGCTTCAAAACGAGGAAAAATTTTATACGAACCGCTTTTTTTATCCTTAATATGCTTAGTTACATTTTTACTCATAAGTAAAAAACACTTTGAACATGTATATTTTATAGTGTAATAATCCGAATTAATCTTTTTATTAATTTGAGTATCAAAGTGTAACCCCATTTGATCTACAGGTTCTTTAGAATTACTATTTACTTTGGTCTTAAACATATCCCAATCAACGCCTTCTAAAACACCCGGGAAAACTACACACCCAACACCTTCATGTTTATCGAAACATTTTTGTAAACTCAAATCGTCTATTTGTATACCAAAGTCTATGAAAAGTACCCTATCGTGTGTTTTCATATACATTCCAATCATCTCAGCTTTATCAAATGGGTCATCGTTAACAAATACAACTTCATTATGATTTCCAGATTGTAAACATGATATATTAAATCTAAGAATACTATGAAGAGTTTTTACATGACATGATTTACTTCGAGTAACTAGTAAAGTAGCGAATTTCATACTATTATCTATTACACCCTAAGCCTTAAGCCGTTCTTCTAAAGATCCACTAAAAGGTAAATTACCGACATGTCCCAATGTAGTATAACAATCTGCATAAATTTTACCCCCAATTTGTTGCCAACGCCTACAAAATGCATAATCTTCGGAAAGGTACCTTTTAGTTTCAGGGTCTATCATGCAATCAAAAATGGCACAATAATTATCAAAATCTCTATTTTGATGATCATTCACGCAATCCAAATCCTTATAATGTTCGTGCATTTTTTCCAAAGCTTTACGACTTATAAGCATGAACCCCGTTGGCCCGTCTAAAACTTCAACAAACCCATTCTCAACGTTTCTTTTAGAAGCACCAACATTGAAAACAAGACTCGAAGAAAGTAACGAACAATCGCGTTCATCACCTTCTGATACTGCCTTTTTAACCTGTTCCCACATAATAACCTTCTTAGGATAAATAGCAACTGAAATTTCATGTTCCGAACGAATTAGTCGAATAACGGATTTAGGATCGAAATCTACATCTGCATCTATGAATAGGAAATAATCACAATCCGTTTTTTGCATAAACCTACCAATAGCAACGTTACGAGCACGGTGCACTAAACTTTCATTTTCTGTAGTATCCAAAACCATTTGAATATTTTCACGAATAAATTCAAGTTGAAGTTTAATTATACCAATCATGTACTTTTCAAGGCATAAACCTCCATAACAGGGTGTACTTATAAAAACGCGTATTGGTCTTGACATTATTTTTACATTATTACATGTTTTATTCCTCTAAGTATTTTGTAATTATATTTTCAATTTTGTTTATAGTTGGAACGGAAACTGAACATCTTTCACAAACTTCCGACTTAGACACTTTTTCTTTCAAAACCATATATATTATAACAGAAGCAACACTATTTGGTGTTTTACTCATAAGTTCTACACAACTTTCAAGTTTAATAGATAATTTATTACACTCTAAACGTTCTTCTCTAGAAACTTCAAATAAATTAAGTAATCTTTGCAAGACATCGTTAGGTAAAGTTGTATAATTTTTTGTTGTTTTTCCCAAAAGTGTTTCCTTAAACATTTGTGAAGTTCGACTTATATCTTTTGGATAAATGGAAAACATATCGGCTATTTCCTTAGTTGAACGAGAAACGTTCGACATTCGACATGCGTATAAAACGCAGTTACCTTTAATACCCAAACGAACTGCACCCCGAGTTAATTTCTTTTCATTAAATTTTTTATACATCATTTTTGCATCTTTCAAAACACTTTCTGGTAAAGAAAAACAGGCTTCTTCAATATCTTTATACGCGTGATACAATGACCTATCTTTATGATTCATAGATTGATGGAAATTTATCTTTGCTAATCGTTTATCTCCGTATTTTGAATTTCTTTGTGTAGAAATAATAGTTCCTTTACCCCAAGATTCCGAAAATAATTCAGGGTTTGCATTAGGATTACCACATCTCGAAGGATCATTCACCTTCCCATCTTCAGTTACACCGCTTGTCCATTCAGGGTTTTCATCTATATATGTCGTATCCGTTAATCCGCAATTTGGGCATGTTGGAATACCTTCCTTTGAAATTATTTTTATAGTTTTACATTCATGACATGTGTTAATATCTATTGGCTTTATAAGTGTAGGTTTTTTTGTTAATTTATCCACAACGGACCAGATAGTAGCCAAATCCATTAATTTTAATTATTAATTTATAAAATACTAAATACCGCACTTAGGTTATATTTAAAAATTTAATTCATCTACTTGAATTTTTGCAAATGATTCAATAGTATCGACCATCTGTTTATACCTTTTTGATCCCGGACTCCTAGGTTCCCATTCATCCCATTCCTTGTCTATACTCTTATAGTTAGCAGGTGGTATAATAGGTCCATCTATTTCCATATCCGAAACAATAAAATCATTAAGGTCACTACCATCGTCATCAGATTCGTCTATTATATCACTGTCTTCATCGCTGTCTATATCATCTATAACAGCGTATAAATTATCCTTGACGTTATTTAAAAAACAAATATCTTTATCGTAATGTTCCGATAAGTTTTCCTCCTGAACAAGTTCATCTTTATCTTCAAGTTCATAAAGACGGGCACCTTTATATACCATCGATGTTTCTGAATAATAAGAAACTACAAGGTAATCATCATGAGTTTCCTTTACACTGGCATACATCTCATCCTCTATATCGTCCTCTAAGTTCACTAAAACTTTTATTAATTCTCCAGGCTGAATATCTGAAAAATTTATCATATCTAAAGTTTTCACACAAAAATATTTACAGATATTAGCACACATATGGGAGTAGAAATTTTATCAAAAGAAGGTTGTCAATACTGCGATCTAACTGTAGATTTATGTAGAGAATACAAATTGGAACATAAAAAAACTTTAGTTGAGAAAGATGAACTAAAAAGACGCTGCGGTGCTCAGGCGTCTGTATATCCACAAATTTTCATGAACGACGAACTTATAGGATCATATTTTGATTTCCAGGACTATCTCGAGGATGCTGAACCCATGTTATTACCTACACTAGACAGATTTACTGTTTTCCCAATTGAACATGAGAACCTTTGGGCCCTGTATAAAAAGGCTCAAATGTCGAATTGGACAGCTGAAGAAATTGATTTTTCAAAAGATATGGACGATTGGAACAGTTTAAGTGAAAATGAACAACACTTTATTAAATACATACTCGCCTTTTTTGCGGGTTCTGATGGTATAGTTTTTGAAAACCTGAACGATAACTTTGCAAGTGAAGTTCAATATACAGAAGCTCGATCATTCTATGCTTATCAGGAACATAATGAAATGGTTCACGGTGAAACATATAGTAAACTTATAGATAAGTATATAAGAAACTCATCCGAAAAGAAAAAACTTTTTGAAGCTATACAAACAATACCATGTATAGAAAACAAAGCAAAATGGGCAATGAAATGGTTTAATAAAGAACGTTCCTTTGGTGAACGTTTACTCGCATTTGCTTGTGTTGAAGGTATATTCTTTTCGGGTAGTTTCTGTGCCATTTTTTGGTTAAAGAAAAGGGGTCTACTTCCGGGTTTATGTTTTAGTAACGAACTCATAAGTAGAGACGAAGGATTACATTTGGAATTTGCAATTGAATTATTCAAAATGTTAAACCATAAACCAAACAAATCTATAATAGAAGAAATTGTTAAAGATGCGGTTTCTATAGAAAAGGAGTTTATCATAGACGCATTACCTTGCAGTCTCATAGGTATGAATTCCGAAAAAATGTCAGAGTATATAGAATACGTCGCTGATCGATTATTAAAACAAAGTGGTCACGATAAAATCTGGGGTACACAAAACCCCTTCGATTTTATGGAGAATATATCACTCGACGGTAAAACTAATTTTTTTGAAAAAAGAGTTGGTGATTACGGTAAAATTGATGAAGATTCAACTTCAATTGAATTTAACGAAGATTTCTAATTATACATATAATCCGGGTTCACCCGAATCTGTATTATCTGTTATGTCAATAGACCCTAAATTCAAGCCACTATCTGAAAAAGGAAATTGTTCTTCTGAAATACCTGGTTTTGGCATGGGCATATCGACCATTCTAGGAACCACTTTTGGTTTTTCTTCCTCTTCCTTTTCTTCTTCCTCTTCCTCCTTTTCCTCTTTCTTTTCCTCTTTCTTTTCGGGTTCAAAATCGGCATTTTGAATATTCATCATTCCCCAAATAAGAAGAAAGAAGACTAAAGAATGAAGCACAAGTCCCGAAGTTGTTGGACACCCCGTCGGTGTCGAGACCCATGAACCAAATATCATTCTAACCGTTCGAAACGTACTCGGATTTGCAATTATAAAAAAAATTAGTGCAATCATTATGGAAACAAGAAACTTTTTTTCTTGTTTCTTACCATTACAACCACACCCACAATCTGAAAATATAAGGCTTTTTTTACCTTGACCTGATGAACACGAACCCATGTTTTAATATATAATTAGAAAAAAAGTAACTTAAAGTTTGATAAATAATATAATGTACAAATACAATGTCTAATCATATTCAAGTTTCCGAACAATTTCAACCATCTTCTGTTACATTCAGCCAACTGAAGAAAAACAAAAACGGAGGTAAATCCGTGATGCTAAGTCACGATAATAAAAAGAAACTCTACTTACAACTCCCGTTCATGCGCTCACCTTTCGGTCTAAGTGCCTTCACGGATGAAGCTACAAATAAAACTTCGTACTCACTCGATCTTTCTTTCGATACAGATAATGAAAATGCAATGAAACTTTCCGAAAAATTAAAAGAACTTGACGAAATCATAATGA